ATGTACCTTTATGCATAGGACACCAATCCCAATCTCCTTTATCAAATTTAAACTTAGGATTGTTAAAACAACTATTACACACAGATGTATTTACAGGTCTATGACATTTAAATTCATAATCTTTTCTTGTAAAATTAGCAATCATTAAGACTTCTTTTTCAAGTGCCCAAGCTAACCAACTTAATCCAGAAGATAATCCAATAAAGAATTCACTATAATGGATAATATTCATTGTATTATTAATAGAATCGTCCAATATTTGGGTACAATTTTTGAACTCGTTCTTTTCTTTAGACACATTAATAACTAGATATCCTTTATTCACAAGATAATCAATAATAGTTTGCCAATTTTCTTTCTGCCAGAATTTACATCCAGCTGTACTATTAGTAGCTATAGTTACATACTTCTTTTTGTGTTTATTATATAGTTTGTTAAACTTAATATTAGGTCTAATCTCTTTATACTCTAATCCAAGTATATTACAAGCTACTTTTTGTAAAGGAATTTCTACAGTATTTTCAGGCTCTTTATAACTATCATGATCATCATGTGATCCTATATGATACATACCTATCAAACCATTCACTGATCCTCCTGGTTCTACAAATGTTAATTCAGGATATACACTTTTAAATAATTTGTTATGAAATGTGCATACAAAAACTTTACAGTCATGTTTCTTTTGAAATTCTAAGCAATATGGAATCCAGGCTATGGTATCTCCTAAAGCCCGACTATTAAATACAATAAATACTTTCTTTCCTTTAAAATTTAAAGCTTCATCGTATATAAGATCTCCATCTTCCCATACTTTTGCAGTCCATTTAGTAAAATAACTACGATTAAGTTGTACCCAATGATTTGATTTTATAGTATTTTCATAATGACATACATTTTTCTCGTCAAAGAATTTTATTAGATAGTCAGCTGTACTGTCACCAGTAATTTCCAGAAAAGGATTGTTTACAAAATGTTGTGTAATAGAAACTTTATTTGGTACTATTTCTGTTAATACAACTGGTTGTTCTATTACTGTGGAATAAAATTCATAATGATTTTTACCAAAATCTTCTGTTGTGTTATCAGAAGGAACATCATACTGTGCAATAATAGAATTTAAGTCTGTATTGATGGGTTGAAGATAAGGAGTAAACATATCCCTATATTCTAATAAATCTCTAGCAATAATAGGAAGTCCATAACTAATAGCTTCTCGAAGAGCTAAAGGACTACATTCAAATGTAGAATTAAACATGAAAATATCTGCTGCTCTGTAAAATGTATCAACATCTTCTCGTTCGTCCCATATAGTGACATTAGAAGGAACATCTCTCATTAATGGTTTCCAATAATCTTCAAAATTCCCTGCTCTATTTCCTACAAAATGAAATTGCATGTGTGGATATTTACGAGCTATTTTAAGTCCTTCTCCTTGATTCTTTCCTTTAGTCCAAAGTCCTATGTTTAAAACATGAGATTTTCCTGAAGCCATTCCCAATGATTCTTGTGCAGCTAATTGTTCTTCAAATGTAACAGGTTTAGAATCAATAGGAAATTGTATAACCTCTTTATAAGAAGGCATACGTTCAAAAACATCAAGATGATACGGAGTACAGAAAGCATAAGCATCAGGATGAAATTGTTTTGATCCATCTGGATTAAAAACTACATTGTGACAAGTCTCAATTATTCTCCATGTTCTATCTGGAGAATATAATTGACTTTTTAAATCAAAAGAACAACCGTCTAAATGTTCAACCATTTCATCAATATGAACTATATCAATTCGATTAGTTTTAATAATTTCCATTAGTTCATTTTTATCATTTCCAAGAGAATAAAAATTCTTAACTAATTTTATTATTTTATTTCTTTGAACAACAAAATGTGGACTAACACATTGCCATTCTACTACATAGATTTCAACTTCTGGATTTTGTTGTAAAGCTTCTATTCGTTTTAATAGAAATGCAGGCATTCCTCCAGTTGAAAGATGAGGAGCCAAAAATAATATATTCATTTTACTGTGTGTTCGTTGTTTAAAAATTGTGTGATTAAGCATATCTGCCATTTGGTTCATTCTTGTTGCCTCTTTTTCTCCATGCAAAAAGAATAATTGTTCTTCATTTTCTGGAAGTCTAAACCAAGATTCAACCTGTTCTCCCCAAGGATATTGATTATCTATTATTTTAGAGAGTCTATCTAATCCAGTATTACAATAGATATAGGGAAGACCGCCCATAAAATTATATTTCCATAGAAGTACATTAGCAATAGTTTCTTCATTATATGGAGCATATTCAGCATTATCCGCCATAACCACAGGATGTGTACACATTGTATACCATTCATCTAGAAAATCAATACAATTCATATTTGCAACAAAATATCCTGTTTGACGATATCTTTGACGTACGTATTGATTTACTGAAAATAAATCACATGCAGGAGCTTCTAAAGTAGTAGACATATCGTCTCTACTATCTGCCCCGCCACGTCCGTCTACATGTAAATAATCATATATACTTTCTACAAAATATGGGTATTTAGTATCTTGTGGAACATATCTATAAATAGTATTAACATGAGGAGTAGCCACACTATCGGCATCTACATAACATACCTCATTTGCATAATTAACCAAAGCGTTTTTAACAATCATTGGTCTTTCAATTAGCATTCTATAAGTAGCAGGATCTTTTCTATCAATATATGATTTTTGTTCGATATCAGGAACATCACATTTCCAATTGACTGTTACCGCTCCATTAATTTTTTCATCGCAGTTAATAAGATAAACAATAACTTTAGCAGTGCTAAACATATTGAGCGATCTAACACATGCTTGTACAGTTTTGATATAAGCTTTATTTGCATATAAAACCCAAGCTCTAGCTTCTTTAGTCTTTTTAATTTCTACTATAGGCTCTGTATTATGATAACTATTTGGATATAGAAAATGATGATGGACAGCAGTTGCCATATAAATTAATCCCACCTCTATTTCTGATCCAAATTCTCTTACAGGAGAATCTATAGTCATTAAACGATATTTATCCAATATTTTTAAAATAGCTTTGCTATATGCAATTGGACCAGTTAAATGTAATACAGCCTCTTTACCTAATTCCCCAGAGTAGTTATGTAAATTATTTCTAACTTCTTCTATAACTTTCTTTAAAAAAGGATGTTCTGGTCGACAGATGATATTCCAATTTTGGAATTCTCCGTGTACATAATTCAATTCTTTATTCCAATCTTTACCTTCCCAATGAGTTAAAATATATTCATCTGTTGGAAGTAAGGATTCTTCTAATGGTTCTAAAGTTGTACTTTTAATATCTAAATATACCCCACCTACTTTATACATTAATAAGTATCTAAAAAAGTCAGCACGTGCTGATCCATAATTAGCATTTATACTTAAATAATCTTCTAAATATTCTGGAGGGTAATTATTAGTGATAAAATCAATACAATCTTGATCATTGTAGAATCTATATTCAAAAGTAGGATTCATTTTTCTGAGACCATTGACAGCTTTTTGTACATCAGGCGACAAATTAGAATCTTTAAAAGTTTGATGTATAATTCTAGGAATTAAACTTAAAGAAGCAGTTCCATCATTATCAGCTAATGTTATAGAATAACCTAATGCTTTTAAACTTTCTAATGCTTCATCTGTTTCTTTTATATTAGACACGCTAGGATTGCGTTCAAATTTAATTTTTTTAGGTTTCAATTCTTTATCAGCAATGCATAACTCAACTAAGTCTTTTAGTATTATATGATCCATTCCCTCAGTATCAATTTTTAAAAAATAAATACCAGTAACATCATAATCCGCTACAAGTTTTTTTAAAGTAGTACAAGGTATTTGTTTTGTTTTTACAATTTGATCATATAACTCTTGACCTATTTCTTGAATTGTAAATTTATGGGGCTGTCCAACAGAATTGCTGCCACGAACCCAATATGGTAACTTATGTTTAATTATTTGGTTTTCTGGGATATAATATATATCCATAAAATTTTCCTCAGAGGAAATTGCCATATTTAGTTTAGTTACTTTAGGCTTATCTGGTAGTCTATCTAGGTAATACTTTAACGGTTCAATGCTAAGGCCGACCGTATTGTCATCTGCTGTTTCGATAAGAGTATCGAAATCCGATGTTCCAATTTCTACAAAATCATATTTCATAATTCATATTTAATTTATAATATACAAAGATATATAAATTTAAAATAAAAAATTATATAAAAAATACATACATAAGAATATAAGTCTAAGTTAAATCCAGAAGCTATCTTTTAAATAAATAAATTTGAAGAAAACAAAAAATACATTTAAACATAATTTAATGTTTCAAATTTAAAAATTTATAAAATTTATAATATAATTTAAAAATAAAATTTACCTTTGTTGGTAAAACAAATTAGATTTATAAAAGGCATTTTATAAATTTATAAAAAATAACTAAAAATAACCAAATGAAAGAATTAATCGAACGCTGAAAAGCAAAAAGTCCAATTTTTTGAGTAAAAGTTCAAAATTTGGCAATAACACTTGGGGGGAGCGCCTTAAGTATTTGAACAATGAATACTGCTTTAACTCTTGAACTTCCTCAAATAATTTTAAATATTTGTAAATACGTATTAGTAGCTACTGCTGCTATGGGTGTTTCTGCAAAATTAACAAAAGAATAGTAAAAAAATTATTAACAATGAATTCTATTCATAAAATATAAATTTTTAGATATTTTTATATTTTATAAGTATTTTCATGTTAATTTTGTGACTATAAATTAATTTTAATTATTTCAAAAAAAATAAAAACAAGTTAATATAGATAAAAAAATATATAATGAATTAATGTTTAATGACAATGGAAGAATTCGATGACCTTTTTGAAGAAAGTTCTGTAGTTGGAGGAGAGAATAATGAACCTGTTTCAGGTGAAAATTTAAGTAATGATGATTTTTTATTAGAAGGAGAAGATCCTATTACTAAAGAACCTACATTAGTAGATGAACTCTTAAAATTAAGGGGAATAAGTAATGCAAAAATTAAAATATTAGATGAAAAAGATCAAGAACAAGAAGTTGACTTTTACGGATTAACTAAAGAAGAACAACTAGAGATTTTAAATGCAAGAAATGAAGATAACGTAACCAATCCTAATTTAGATGAGGAAGAAATATTATTATTAAATCATTTAAGATCAAATAATTTAACAGTTGAAGCTTTCTTACAACAATTTAAAGACTCAATTGCTTCAGAATTGGGTAAACCTGCTGAAGCAACATATGATATAGACGCATATGATGATCAAGAATTGTATCTTTTAGATATGAAAAATAAGTTTGAATTAACAGATGATGAATTAGTTGCTGAACTTGAAAAAGAATTAAAAAATCCAGAGATTTTTAATAAAAAAGTTACAAAATTAAGAGGAGAGTATAAAACTCTTGAAGATCAGTATAAACTTACCCAGTCTCAAGAAGCTGAGCAACTTAGAGAACAGGAATACAATCAATTTGCAGATCAAATGGTTGATATTGCTACTAAAATAAATGAGTTTCATGGAATTGATCTTGAAGATGAAGATAAAAATGAGACTCTATCTTATTTGTTAGAATTAGATGATAAAGGATTAAGTAATTTTTATAAAGATTTAAATAACCCAACCAAACTTTACGAAGCTGCTTGGTATTTGCGTTATGGTAAAGAAGCCTTTGATGCAATAAAAAATGCTTATGAAGCAGAGATAACAAGATTGAAAAAACCAGTTAAGCCTAATGTCGTTGTGCAAAACGCATCAAAAAGAAAAGAAAATATACACGACTTATTTTAAGATTTAAAAAATGATTGTAGCAAGTTACGTTAACGTAAAGCCTGAAATGGCACACAGTAGAACTTATGAAGATTTCTACAAATTTTTAGGAACTAGACCAAAGATGATGGGAGTTATGGCAAGAATGAATACTCAAAACACTGCCACATTCCTTACTGAAGGTTTAATGAATATTTATTATAACTCAAAAAGTGTTAATAAATTCCAACCAATTAATTCTCTCATGATTGAATGGGAAATTGATGTTGAATTTGTTAAACGTGTTGAGTTTGCAGCTGCTCCATCTGGAACAGGTGCTATCGGTGCAGATATTACCATGTATTTCAAAGAGAGATACTATGAGAAATATGACACCTTTAAGATTGACGGTTCTCGTCAACAATGTATTGTAAAAGCAACTCCAGAAAGACAAGCTGATAACTTCTGGGTATATACCGTACAGTTAATTGATGCTGATTATTCAGCAGTATTAGATTCATCAGCATGTCAATTAGGAATGACAACTCGTTTCTTGGCAAACATCCAACCTGAATATCATGAGGAAGGATTCACTAAATACCAAAGTAACATTGAGAAACATCGTCAATGGATAACTGAGCATAGAAATGATATTTCTTACTCTGCACGTTATGCACAGATGGAAGATCAGTTTATTAAAATCGCCCAAGGTGATGGTACTGGTGAGATGAAAGAAAAATTGTTCAAATTGAACAAAATGGAAAAAGACTTACTGGATAACTTTAATACAGTAAAAAATAACGCTCTATTATGGCAAAAAACCACTATGGATACTAACGGAAAATCTACTGTTTTAACAGAAGATGGTCGTCCGTTAATCGCTGGTGATGGTCTTGTTCCACAGATTGAAAGATTCGCATCCAAATTCAAATTTGCAAAACTGAATATTAATGTTATTAATACTATCATGGAGCAAATGAACCAAAAAGCTGTTAATCCAACAGGAAATCATTATACATTTGTAATTAATGATAGATTCTGGGGACAAATTAACACAACTCTTGGAGATTGGTTGAAATTATGGGGATCTACTCCTACTATGTTGTATTCTAGAGATGCAAACGCTATGATGAAAGTTGACAACCCAATTAAAGTTGGTGGAACTTTCACTACATATCAAATTGCTGGTAACGAAGTTACATTCATGGTAGACCGTGCTTTATCAAAAGAATATCCTACTAAAGCTTACGGAATTTGTTTAGATATGACTCCTGATATGAGTACAAATCAACCTGCAATCGCTGGATTTACTTTAGCTGGTGCAGAATTTGTTACTTCTAAATATCCTGGAGTTGGTGGAATTGATGGTATCACAAGTGGTATTGTTAGTTCTCCAGTCGCTGGATCTAAATTAATTGTTGCTGGTTATGCAGGATTGGCTGCTTTTGCACCATACAAATCCTTCATCGCTGAAGAAGTTTAGAAATAAAATAATAAGGGAGGAAGTAATTCCTCCTTTATTTAGATAAATATTAATTAGATTATATACGTAAATATAAAAAATAAAAGTGAATATGAGTAATGAAATACTTCTGAGAAGTGTGTATGGTAAAGTAAATCAAATATATTATATACAACCATGTCCCAATCCTAGAACAGGTAGACTTCCTGATTGCGTTAAACCAGTAAAAGGTCCTGTTGATAATACTGAAATGATTTTATCAGAAGATGATATTGATCAAATGAGTAAAGGTAAAAAACATTTTGTTCCAGCAGATAAGGTTTTCCAAATTGTTGATGGAACAAGATTTGATTTAGATGATATTGTAGATAAAGCCCATTGGGAATCAATTGAATTTTGCAATTGGATTGCAAAGGATAGATATCAACGTGATGATCAAGGTAATTTAATTATAGACGGTGGAGCCAAAAGATATGGTGTTGCTGATTTATATGTTGAAAGACCAGGAGAAATTACTAAAGCTAAGGTTAATAAAAAACAAGTTATTTTCTCAGCAGAAAGATATATCTATGAAGATTCTGAACAAGAAAGAATTAAAAAAGCTAGGGTATTAGGAAGAAATTTACAAAATGCTGTGCCTGCAGATGTATTAGATTATTTATTAGAACTTGCTTCAAAAACACCAAAGAAGATTATTGATCTTTATGAAGGTGAGGATTGGAAGATGCATTTGTTTATTTTAGATGCTGTTGAAAGAGGAGTCATTAGACGTTCTGACGGTATTTATAAATATGATGATAAAATGCTTGGTGGATCAATAGAAGCGACAATTACATTTTTAAGAGATATTCGATATAAGAAATTAACAGATTCGATTAAAAGAGAAACTTATCCTGAGTTAATGACCAGAAAAGAAATTGCTGAGGAAGGTGCTGAACTTGAATCTGATATATCTGATTTAGTAGAAGGTGTGCCTTTAAAACCTAAAGGTGGCCCTGTTAATAAAAAATAACAAAAATATTAATTTTTTATGAAATATATTGTTTATAAAACTACTTGTTTAATTAACAATAAAATTTATATTGGTGTACATAAGACTGAAGATCCTAATATATTTGATAATTATTTAGGAAGAGGTTTCTTTATTAATACTACTCATTATTTAACTTATCCTGTAGCTCCTTTTCATTATGCTTTAATAAAGCATGGTGTTTCAAATTTTAAAAGAGATATTTTATATGTTTTTGAAAATGAAGAAGATGCTTATAATAAGGAATCAGATATAGTAACAGAAGAATTTATAAATAGTGATCAAACTTATAATGTTTCCCTTGGTGGAAAAGGAAGGCCTAGACCACAACAAGTTATATATCAATTTGATTTTAATGGTAACTTACTTAAAGTTTATGATTCTGTATTAGAAGTTAGTAAAATTATAGATTGTAATAGTCCAAATATTTATGAGGCCATTAATAATAAGAGAACTTGTAAAGGATTTCTTTGAAGTTATGATGGAATAATTAATATTAAAGATTATCATTTACATTCTACAAATAATTATTATCTTTATAACTCTGATGGAGTATTGATAAATGAATTTGAAAAAGCAGGAGATGTAATTAAATTTCTTGACACTAATAATGCAAATTTAAATAGAACCATTCATGCAAATTATAAAATATCTGGATATTTTATTAGTACTGAGAAGTATGATAAATTACAGATCATAGTTAGTAAAGTATCTAGAAAACTAAATAGGTATTCTTTAGACGGTCTATATATTGACAGTTTTAAAACTATCAAGGAAGCTAAAGATAAATTAAATTTAAAATTATCAAGTATTAGTGCTGCAATTAAATTAAAACATGCTTGTAATGGTTTTCTATGAACCAGAAATGATAATCCGGAGAAAACTTTAAACATTGTAAAAAATTCAAATGCAAAAAGACAAGTTAAAATGATTAATTCTAATAATGATGTTATAAAAATCTTTGAGTCTGTGTCAGATGCAATTAAAGAATTTCCAGGATGTGCTAGTGTATTAAATGGTAGATGTAAACAATCTCATGGATATAATTTTGAATATATAAATTAATTTAATAAAAAATACACTACCATATGACGAGCAAACAAATGTTCGAAGCTGCTTTAATTGAATTGAATAAGAGAGAAGCCCCGAGTCTTTTGCTTGAGGATTATAATTATTTTGCAAATAAAGCTGTAAACCAGTTCATCAATAAAGCTTACAACGCTTATGATGTAAATCAACAAAAAACAGATGATTTAAGAGTGTTAAAAGGATCAGTGGTTTTAGCCCCAGTTCCTGCAACAGAATGGGCTGCATCAGATTTATTTGATAAAACTTATGATGTTGATTTACCAGATGATTATTTACATATTTTGAATTGTATAGTAGAATATACTGTTCAAAAACAGTATAAATGTTATAATGCCGGAATGAAATGGCAGCAAGGAGCAAAACGTGCTACTGCTGATATGTTATCCCAATTATTACATAATTACTATATGAGACCCTCATATAAAAATCCATATTATTATATTAATAATATAAACACAGACCTAATTAATCCTATTTCTACCAAACCTACAGATGTTACTTATACTCAAGGCACGCCTGGAGATTTAGTTCAAAAATCTGCTGAATATAGATATGGTAATAGATCTAAAGTTAGGATGGAGATTCGATATGGAAAAGATGACGCTATATTTAAACTTTCAAAAGTTTATGTAGATTATTTAAGATCCCCACAATTTATTCGTCTTACACAAGAAGAAGTCGATGCGGTAGAAGATACATCACAATTATTAGAATTTCCAGATTATGTTGCTCAAGAAATTGTTAACGAACTAATACATTTATTAATGGAAAATGCAAGTGATCCAAGATTACAAAGTCATATTCCAATTAATCAATCAATAGCTTCCCCTCAACAAGAACAACCACGTAAAAAATAGATAAATATTAACACAATAAAAAAATCCTTATAACATGTATCAATTTACGACAACTAATGTTATTAATTCGCAATATGCGGTAGATTATGACGGCAATGCTTTACTTGACAGTAATGGTGCCAATGTAGATAAATATGTAGGTTCTGCTTCTCAACTTTTTGTTGCAAAAGTAGGAACTTTCAAAAAAGCAAATATTGTTGCTTTACACAAAAGACCTTACCAAGCTGGTGTTAAAGAGGTTGCACAGATTACAGGAGTTCAAGTGGCTGCCGGTCTTATTTACAGATTACAGATTGATTTAAAACTTTCTCAGTCTACACTATCAGAATATGTAAATTATTCTTTAGATTTTAAGAAACCAGTTACTGTTGAGATTTTAGCAACAAATAACACAAATAATGACGTTGCTTCTTTAGTAGCTGCATTAAATACAATGAAGAATAGATTTGGGCATACTTATGTAACTGCTTCTGCAAATGGAGCTGTAATTACATTGACTGCTAAAGATACTACTCAAAGATTTGCATCAGTAGTTCTTTCCAAAGAAGCCACTTCCCCTAATAGTATTATCCAACCAGAATTTACAACTGTAGCCACTGGAGCAGTTACTACTGCTGGTATTATTGCTTTTGGTGATGATGCTTGGATGATGAGACAAGTTGTTCTTCCAACAGCTGAAAATGTTCGCGCTTTTGGTGTTAGTAAAGAAGAGCGTCCTGTTCTTGGAGGTAATTACACAGAATATACACTTCGTTATTCTATAGTTAAAGATGGTCAAGATGGAACTGTTTCTGGAGCAACATCAATTACAACTCATGTATTTTGGGTAAAAGCTACTCTTGTAGCAGGTTTTGAAACTGAATTGGATAAATTAAGTTTAACTATCCCTTATAAATTAACTGCTGCTGTTACTACAACAGCTACATTAAGTACTGGTGGTGATGAATCAGATCAAATGGTTGTTACTGGAGCTATTGGCGCAGTTACATTTGTTTCCGATCAACCAACAAGAGCTACAGTTAATGCAACTGGTATGGTTACTACTCTTGGGGTCGCAGGAGAAGGAGCAGTAGTTGTTACTGTTACTGACGCAGTTGGTAATACAGCCCATGTGGATTACACAATTACAGCCTAGCATTAAATAAATATGGTCTAATTAAGGCGGCGGATTACCGTCGCCTTTTTTAGTTTAATAAACTATTATGATAAGAAAATTAGCTTCCGCAATATATAATGATATAGTTGGAGGATTGGGAGGAATTACAAGTACTCCAAGTCTTTCACTTGATCAATTAATGGACGATATAGTAGATGAAAGATTACAGATTATAAAAGAATATTCTTTAAAAAATCTTGTTCCAAGAAATGATTTGTTAATGTCAATTAATTGTATTGATGTGGATTGTGAGTCTTTGGATAAATGTCCATGTAGTACAGATTCATTTACTACTCCACAATTACATTTCCAAATGCCACAAACAGTTAATGATCTTCAAAGTGAAGCAATTGAATTTATTGGATCAATAGATAGAGAAGTACAATTAAAAATATATACTAATACTGCTTTTCAATATCATAAATATTTAAGAAGAGGCGCAGATAAACCCTATGTTTATGTTGAGCCTACTCCTAATGATAATAATATGTATGATGCATGAATTTATAATGCCCCTATGTTGAAAAAGATTTCAGTTATTGCTATTTTTAAAGATCCAAGACAATTATCAGAATATAAATGTTGCACTCCAGAAGAAGTAGATAATTTATCTTTTATTTCTGCAGAAGTGAAGAAAAGATTGACTGAAAAGAAAATTCGTTATTACAGACAGCTTATGGCTCAACCTCACCCTAATGATCAAACACCACGTTAATAATGGCAAGTTACAACTTTAATACGGCTTACACGCAAGCCAGAGAACTATATGGATTAGAGCTTAATCCAGATGAATTCGAATCAATTGGTTTAATTGGATGAGATAGAATAGGAAATAAACAAACTAGATTATATAAATATATAACAGAACCTCTTAAAGATGTATCATTAAATTATTACGTAGATCTTCCATGTAATGTTGATATAATTGAAGCAGTTACAGCAGATTATGAAGATTACCAAAAAACTTCTAATCAATTATTACCTGGAAATTCACAAAGTGGATGAATAGAAAGTTATATAGAATCTAGGAAATATAATACAGGTACATTATATTCTTCTGGTAAGTATATTAAATATAGACAAGAAGGACAGAAAATATTTCTATCTGATAATTTTAGAAGTGTACATATTTTATATAAAGGAGTAATTGCAGATGAAGAAGGTTTGCCTTATTTAAATGTGAAAGAATTGGATGCAATAGCAGCATTTCTTGCATATACCTATACTTTTAGAAGTGCATTAGTTTCAAGAGATGGAAATTTAATGCAGTTAGCACAAATATTAGAACAGAAATGAAAAAGTTTATGTTCTCAAGCAAGAATCCCAGAGTATATTAATCAAAATGAAATGGATGAGATTTTAAATGTTGGAAGTTCTTGGGATAGAAAACGATTTGGTAAATCATATAAACCTGTTCGTTAATGAGGATATTTTTTAATCATGGACTAACTTGTGAAGAGTTATATACAAACCCAACAAAGAAAGTAACTGATAAAAAATGAGCATGATTTATTAAAAGATATGGATCTACTAGTAGTTATGCAGATGCAGTAGCAGATCCATTCAAATATTGTTTTGGATTGATTATTAATAAAATGATTGATGAAAAAGTAAGATTTTTAATTCCATATTCAGTCGAAGGTTATCTTGACTTTGAGATTGTGTTGGAAGAACAATTTGTGAAACAAAGACAATGTGGTCGGTTTTCTGAAATTGATTTTATAGAATCCGATTTTACAGGTTATTTTATGAAGTACTATTACAAGGCTAAGGCATACCAAAAATCTTACCCTGTGTATCTCGGAGGTGCCTTAAAACAGAAATTTTTGGATAAAATAAATTCAGGAGAAAAATTTTATACAATAAAAGATTTAACCATAAATGATATTTTACCAGAAGTCCATGAAAAATTCCCAGAATTAACATTAAAAGAATTAAAAAGAATTTTAATGCATGGATTTAGAAGAATGCATTCATCTATTACTTACGGATGTGCTATTTCTATTAATACTAAAAAACATATTGATTGTGTTGCATATATCGGAGCTTTATCTTTAAATATACCATATCAAATAAAACAATATAGTATTAGACGAGATAAAAAATTACGAAAAATAGCTCAATGAGAGAGAAAGGATTTTGATGGATATTATTATATTGGTTTAAATGATAGACTTTTTCAGGAATGATGTGAGGTAAATAGAGTGGCAAGAAAAATCACTCATTTTACAAGCATTATTCCAAGAAAAATTCAGGAAGAATTAAGATATAAATCAAATCATTTATATGTATTTAGATTTAAAAGAGATACTTTTAAAGGATGGTCTTTTTGAGCACCAAAATTAAAATTAAGAAATTTAGAATATTTAGGAGAAGTAAGAGATTTAAAATTTATTCCTTCAAATAAAACATGACAGCAATTAATAAAAGAAAATGAAAAAGGAATCAGTTAATACTTTTGATAAAGGATTGGTTTATGATTTAAATCCATTAACAACTCCTAATAATGTCCTAACAGACGCAGTAAACGCAACGTTTATTACCTTTAATGGTGATGAATTAAGTTTACAAAATGATGCGGGTAATGCTCCAATACAAACAGTGGAAGGAGTTGTTCGTTTATCTGAAGGATTTCAACCATTAGGAATGAAGGAATTTGGTGGAGTTTTATATATAGCTTCTCGAAAATTACCAGAGATAGATGTTAATAATATACCAATATGAGTAAATGGTACCTCATATATAAAAGATAGTTTAGTATATTCTAAACCAGTATGATCAGATATTAAAACATTTTATAAAAGAAAAGATTATTTTGATAGTACAATACCAAAACTACCAGAAGAATCAAATAAATATTGGGATATTATTGGAACTGAAGAAGATTATAACAACAAATTTGGGATGATTGAATTTGGTAGTTATCCTTCACCAGAAGCTTCTGATAGTAAAAGTTATCTTGGGACTCTTGTAACTCCAGAATTATATAAATACAGTGTTATAAATACAACTGATTTTAAAACAGGGAGATACATTGTTTTTAATAATAGTTTAGCTGTACATGCAGAAAATATTTCACAAGGTGTTGAAGGGATACAATTTGTGCCAAAATTTTACAAAGTAAAATTATATCATCAATTAAATAATGGATATTTAGATTTAACGCAAGATATTTGGTCAAAATATTATTCATTTAAAAATTTACATTTTAATGTTGGAGAATATTGATTTACTGACAGTAATTTTAAATATTATTGTCCTTCTCAGTATAAAGGAAAGTTAGCATTATCATTAGAAATAGAGGATTTAAAAATCTTTAAAGTTGTTGGTATTCCAACAATTAATATTTCAGAATTTTTTGGATATCCACATATTCCTGCTTCAACGACTACTGTATTACCAACTACTACTATATTACCAACTACTGTATTACCAACAACTACATTAACTCCACAAAATTATTACTCTTTTAGTTTAAATTTACAAGGACTTGCTCATAACTCTATTAATTTAACAACTGGAGATGTTAAGATCACTAAAGCCAGAGTTAAAATATATTTAGATAAATCTGTAGAAATATATGATGAATGAGATGTAGACTTTATAAATAACTCAGCATCTTATATTATTTATGATATTAGTGGTGCAAATTATAATAATAAATTATTAGAATATGTTATTACTCCCATCCTTGCTTTGGAAGGGGATATTACAGAATATACAGAAAATGATTTACCTAAAGAGTTTTTAGATAAATACACAATTCATGGGTCCGTTCTTATAAATACGAGTTATGATAACATTAAATTCAGCCCACAAAATGATGTCTGTATTAATGGAAATATGTTATTTCAGGAATATTGGTTACAAAATAATAATGGAGAATTTTTAAATTATGAGTTAAAAGTTACAGATATAAGTACTGCTTACATATTTTTACTTGATGGATTAACTAATTCATATGCAGAAACTTTTGGGACTCCAACAATTATTAATCATTTTACAGTTGGGCCTGATAATAAAGCTTTAATTACTGAACCATTAAATACTAATATTGATGAATATGTTCTCCAATTATTTCAACAACAAATAGTTTTAGCACCTTCTCAATCTTGTGAAACATTGCCTACAACTACTGTACCAGAAGGAATAGGAACATGTTGAGCTCTTTCAATACCTATTGGAATACTTGAAAATGAAACTCAAAATGTTCTACAAATATCATATACTATTCCCGGGACAGTTTATATAACTACTTCGCCATATTATGATTTTCTGAGTTTTGTAGATAGTTCAGGATTTAATTGGTTCCTTTCATTATGTTCTACATCTACGCCACTGTTTACATATGATGGAATGGCATATGTTACGCCACCAATTGATATGTATTCATCTGGAGCATGTTCTAATTCATCCACTTGTGGTTCTTACTAAATTATAAATTATGAGTTTACCAGTACAATTAATACAAATAAACAATACGATACATGCTTTTCCTGAAGATGGAAAATTATTGTATAAATATAAGCCTTTACAAAATTTAAAGGTTTTTAGAAATGATGGTACCATAGATTTAGTAAATTTATCTTTAAATGCAGATTCTGCAGGAATTGATATTAATTCACCATTAATTATAGATGTAGAATCATCATACGATGATTCTGCAAATATAATAATTAATGACACTAAAAATCCATTAAAGATAGTAAATTCTAGATTTTATTTAGTAGATTCAAATACTTATAAAATCGGAGATAGGAAGGGAAACCTAGATACTAATATCTATACGGAAGAAAATTTTAAAATTGAAGCAGGATTAGTTAAAACTGTTCGTTCAATTGTAACATTAGATTTTAAAGGTATTGAGAGTGGTGGTAATTTACCAGTTGGTAGTTATAATTTTTATTTTAAATTAGCTGATAGTGACGGAAATGAATCAGATTTTATATCTGAATCAGGTAAAGTTATTTGTCATATTGGTGCAGTAAATCATCCATCTTCTATAAGAGGAGGGCAAATGGATGAAGTTAGTGATAAAGTTATTAAATTTCAAATTAATAATCTTGATCTGGCTTATGATTATATTAATATTTATTACACCAGACACTCAGGGAATAATTTATTAGATCAATTGAAAAGCTATAAAATTACTGATAAATTTAAAATTAGAGGAACTTCTACAGAATTAACTATTACTGGTTTTGAAAATCATATTGAAATAGATAATTCTGAAATAAATATTCAGTATGCTAATTTCGATTCAGCTCAAACGAATGCAAATTGTCAAAATTTAACTTTTGTTGGAAATATTACTAAGAGTTATGAATTATTTAAGATTTTAGAGAAATATAGTTTATTAATTACTCCAGAATTAGCATATGATGAAACTATTGGAAATTTAAGTGCTTCTTATACAGAAAATAATCCTGATATTGGGTATGAATATTATAATACAAAAAATATTTATTACAAATTAGGATATTGGGATGAAGATATTTATAGAGTTGGGATTATTTATATATTACCAGATTATACCTTATCCCCAGTATTTAATATAAGGGGTATTAAAGAATTGTCAAGTATAACAGAATTTGATAGTTATAATAGAAGTGAAGAACTAAATTTTGGCGAAGATTTTATTTTAGAGAAGTCTAATTTAAAAGATAATAAAGAGAATATCAAAGGAGTTTTTAAAATTAATTCTGACATAGATGTATTTAATGGAGCTGATAGTATTAAACCAATAGGTCTTAGATTTAAGTTTCAAAATAATATAATTAATCAAGATGCTACTACTGGAGCTTATGGATTAAGTAACTTAACAAAAGGATTTTTCTTCGTAAGACAAAAAAGAATACCAACATTATTAACTCAAGCTATTGGCATTGCTACAGCTAAAAAATCCTATACTCCCATAATTTTTGGACAATATAATAATGGGGTAGTTAATCAAAGAAAATTCTTCTCAGAATCATTTTTAAAAGTCGATAGTCATAATTATCCAATTTTAGGAAGAAGTTTGTTTGAGATCCAACCAGGAGATACACAAAATAATGCATTATTATGTCCAGAAGCTTGCGTAAGAACTGATATTTTCAATAATTATTTTAATTCTTCGGAATTTATTCTAAAGAAATTTAAATATAGTTCAGGTGGAAAGATTTTTAATGATGGAGCAAATACTAAAACATTATTTAATTTAGGAGATTTAGTTAAGGATAATGTACTTTCAACTGAAACTATTGCAACAAATTTATTATTAGTTGAACCAGAAATCGAATTGATTAATAATGGCGCTGATGGTAAATTCTGTTCAAAAGCGGGAGATCCAACAATTGCATGAAAATTTGAAGATCCAATTTTAGGAAATATTAATTCTTTAGATAATAGCAATGCTGATGCTGAAACTGCTTGGTCAAATGGAGTAACTAAAATAAGAGGAGGATTTAATACTTTTATCGGAAGTAGTTATAATAATCTTGTCTTTGGACAACATTATAATATATTCCAAAAAGGTTATGATTTCAGTAATTGAAAAAATTATTTTAGAATTAGATATAATGATTCTTCTCCATTTATGGCAATTGGTGATAGATTAACTTGAGATGAAATTGATCAATATTCAGATTCACCTGCTCATTATAGAGGAGATTGTTTTATAAATACATATACTCATAGAGTGTTGTGGAATTTTATAGATCCAGAATTACCCACAAATAATCAAATAGTTGATCCTTATACTTGATATAAGAATTTCAAAGTTAAAACTTCTAAACATATATCAATTACTGTTGCAGGCGCATTACAAGGATTAGTTAGAGCAGATAATGGTGATGGCAGTGGTACTCCTGGTAATTTACCTGCGGGAACTGCATTTGAATATAAAAAATTATTAAATTTATTTACTTATGGTGGATTAGATGAAGCAACAGATGGTTCAGTAGCTTTAAGTTGATTATGCTTACCTGATGGAAAGAAGTTTAAAAAATATTCAGAAGCTAATGGAACATTTGGCTCAGAGAAAATTAATCGACCAGATGTAAATGCAGTAGCATTAGGACACTGGGTTACATTTAAAATTTGTAGTAATGTAAATCTTGCAATGAGAGATGTTGATTTTTCTAGACCATTAGAAGAAGCTGTACATAAAGTAAAACGTAGTTTCCATCCTTTACAAGAAGCGAAAAGTACTAATAAATTGCCAGAGTCTACTGTTATGAATAATGGAATAAATCATTCATTATCAGATAGATATTATTTTGAAATCCCTGATGTTCCTTTTATTAAAACTAATTTTGCAAATAGAATTTATCATTCAGAATTACTTCAAGAAGGTGCATTTAAAAATGGTAACAGAGTATTTAAATCTAAGAATTTTCAAGATTACACCATGGAATATGGTGCATTAGTTTCTTTAGTAGAATGGTATGGGACATTAATTGCAGTTATGGAACATGGAGTTTTAATGATTCCTGTTAATGAACGTGCAATGATGATGAATGCGCAAGGTGAAAATGTTTATATAAACACAGAAACTGTTTTACCAAAAAATCCAAAAGTATTATCCAATACATTTGGAACAACTTGGGCAGATTCAGTTATATCTACACCTAGATTTATTTATGGATTAGATACTATTGGAAAAAGAGTTTGAAGAACTAATGGAAAAACATTTGAAACCATTTCTGATATGAAAATTCAGAAATTCTTAAATGATAACATAAGTTTAAGAGTTACTGATGTGTTAAATAAACCTGGAAGCTATAGTATTAAATCTCATTATAATGCATTTAAGCAAGATGTGTTATTTGTTTTCAGCTATGAACAACAACAATGACATTTATGTTGAAATGAACTTTTAAACCATTGGGTAACGAGGAATACATGATTTCCGGAATTTTCAGAAAATATTAATAATATTTTTTATACTTTTGCAAATACCGAAATTCATTCAAAGGGAGAAAATAAATTATATAAACATGGTTTTGCTGGAACAGCTGATGAGGTTGCTAATATAAAACATACAGTATGATACGAAGAACAACATCCATTTGAATTTGAATTTGTTGTAGCTGCTGTTCCCGGAGTTCAGAAAATATTTGATAATTTAAAAATTATTTCAAATAAAACTAAACCAGATTCTTTCAATTTTGAGATTGTAGGAGAAGGATATGATTGACATTTATATAAAGAAGTTATTAGTTGATTAAATGACGAACCTCTTTACAATTATAGTTTAGCACAGGATGATTTTACTTATACATTAGAATCAAATGGTTCATATAAGATAAATACTGCATTATATCAGGCAGCTCTAGACAAAGTTTTAAATGGATATAGATATTTATTATCTAAAACTATTTCTCAACTTTTAATAGATCATCCAGAATTTCCAGTTCCTACTTGAATAAATCCAGCTGACTATTCCACATTTAAGTTTTTAAAATTACCATTTGTTCTTAAGGATAAAACAACTAGTCCATTAGACACAATTGCTTGAGAAGACTTTACTTCTGATAATGTATTAATAAATGATACATGAAATGGAGAAGATAGAGTTTTATCAAATCAAGATGGAAAAGATTTTGTAAATTATGGAAGAACTAAAGGAAATATGCATTATGTAGAAGATTCTTGAGATATCCAAATTCAACCAATTAAAATAAGATATGTTTATTTAAAAGAAGGCGAAGTAAGATTTTCAAAAGTTAGTGAAATGAGAATAAGAGACAAATATATAAAAATAAGAGTGAAATATGATGGAAAGAAACATTCTATTGTTAATGCAATTAGAACATTATTCACAGTAAGTTACGCATAAAATTAATTATAATGCCAATTAACCCATATACAGGGAAATGAGAAGAATTTCCTTCTGATTCATCCCTTAATTATAATACTCCAGGTAATTCCAAAGCAAAAGGAATTCCTGGATTATTAGGATTTCAAGATGCTTCCAAAGGAAGTGCATTTGAACAGATGATGCAAAAATTTATGCCAATACCTGCAATAGGTTCTACTCAATGAGAAAAAAATCAATATGGTGGGACTGCAAAGAAGAGTACTGGAAGTACTTTGAAAAGTTCTTGAAAAGGAATAGGTACAGAACAAAAAGGAGCATTAGTAGGACAAGGAGTAGATTTATTATCTTCTTTAATCCCAGATAAAACTGCAAATGATCCTCTTACTGGAGGAATTGATGCAGGATGAGATGCTGCTTCAAATGCTGCAATGAGTATACCTGGTTATGGAACTTTAATAGGTGGAGCAATGAAAGTATCTGGATTATTAAATAAAGGAATCAATGCACTTGGTGGTGGAATTGATAATGCCAGTAATACAGGAGATAAACTCCTGAATTCAGTTTTAGGATCAGGTGCTTTGTTACCTGTAAAAATTCTAAATGCAGCATCAAAAGCAAAAATTGATGGATCTGATGTAGATCTCGCAGGGGAAGTTACAAAAGGATATTCTGCTGATCAAAGTATTGCTTCAACAGAAATTGGAGGAGTTACAAACTTTATGAGTAAACTGTTTGGGGGTAAAAAGAAAGGAGATCTTGTAAATAATAGAAGATCTGCTGTAGAAAGGGCTGACACAAGTAATGCTTTAAAATTTAATAATATACAGCAAGATAAGCAAAATGTAATGGCAGGTATGAATTCTACCCAAGACATTAACGCAAAAAACAGACAAGCATTAACTGCAGGGGGAAATAATCCGTATAAAAATCAAATTATATCAGGAAAATTAGGAACTAAAATTAATCCAGCAAAATTACGAAATCTTAAGAATAAGGTAAAGAAGAAAATACCAAAAGCTCAAGAAGGACAGGCAATGGATGGTGAAGTTGTTAAATATGCAGGTGGTGGAAAAATGAATGTAATCCCAGATGGTGCATTACATAAAAATTTAAATCACTATGATGGCGAGTTAGGTGATGCTGTTACAAGTAAAGGTATTCCAGTTATTACAGTAAAGGATGATAAAATAGAACAACATGCTGAAATCGAAAAGAATGAGGTTATATTTCATAAAGAGGCTACTGATAAAATGGAAGAATACCTTACGCAGTTTGATAAGACAGAAGATCCAAAAGAAAAGGATCGTATTTGTATTGAATGTGGAAAATTTGTGGCTGAAGAGTTATTAGAGAATACTGAAGACAATACAGGATTAATAGACACTATATAATATGAAATTTACTATAACAAGTGAAAAACAATCCATTCCTTTGATTAAAAAGGGTGGAAAATCTAAAGATTGAATAAGTGGGGCAGTTAACCCTGCACATAAAGGTTACTGCACACCGATGACTAAGTCTACATGTACTCCAAAAAGAAAAGCTTTTGCTATGACCATGAAGAAACATCATGGATTTCATAAAAAAGAAGGTGGAGTATTAATGCAGAATTATCAAGAAATTATTTCAAATATTTTATCAGAATGGAAAAAGTAAATATTTTAATTGGAGGAAAACATTATAAAGTAGAACTTGCTCAAACTGATTTAGATAAAGAACAAGGATTACAAGGAAAAACTGAATTAGCCTCTGATGAAGGAATGTTATTTATTTTTTCAGAAGATAATCTAATTGAAGGAGACGGAATATGAATGGAAGATACGAAAATTCCATTGGATATTATTTTTATAGATGATGAATTAAATGTACTTTCCGTTAAAAAAGGAGTACCATTATCAAAAGAACTTCTTACAGAAGAAAACGCTTATTACGTATTAGAAGTTAATGAAAATTCTGGTATAAAAGTAGGTGATGAATTAGAGTTTCAACCAAAACATAAACAACTTAAACCAGATAAAATGTTAGTGCTAAATTCAGGTGGAGAAATTCAAATGGAATTAGAAGGTGAAGAGAGAATTTTTTCTAGGGCTAATACAAAGATATTGATCAAGTTTGCAAAAAAAGCTGCAACTACGAATAATGAGAATGATTATAAGAATCTAGGAAAAAGAGTATTTAAATTTTTAAAAATCCAAGAGGGCAATAAGCCTGAATTTGTAGAAAGTAAAAAATAATGAGAAAATTAACAACAGAGGAGTTTATAAGTAAAGCAAAAGCAATACATGGAGAAAAGTATAACTATTCTAAAGTGGATTATAAAGGTAGTACTTATAAAGTAATCATTATCTGCAAAAATCATGGAGAATTTGAACAAAATAGTCATGATCATTTATGTGGAAAAGGCTGTAAAGAATGTGGTAAACTTATTGTAGGAAATAGAAAATCTCAAGAAGATTTTATAGCAGGCTGTAAAACTGTTCACAATAATTTTTATAATTATGAAAATGTAATTTATATACAAAGTAAATTAAAAATAGATATAGTATGTCCTATTCATGGACAGTTTAGTCAAATAGCAGAAGATCATCTTTTAGGAAAAGGTTGTCCTACTTGTGGAGTATTAAAAAATACTTTACATAGAACCAAATCATTAGATTGTTTTATAGAGCAGGCAAATATTATTCATAAAAATAAATATAATTATTTTAAAGTTAATTATATTAATAGTAAAGAAAATATAATAATAACTTGTCCTATTCATGGGGATTTTGAACAAACACCTCATAAACATTTATTAGGGCAACATTGTCCTAAATGTAAAATGAAGAATCAAAATTTACTTTATGAAAAATTAAAATTATCTCTTAAAGAGGAAATATTATATGAATATTCTCCAAAGTGATTAGGTAGACAAAGATTTGATATTTTCATACCTAAATATAATATTGCGATAGAATATAATGGTAAACAACATTATATACCTATTAAATATTTTGGAGGAGAAATTGAATTTAAAGTCATAATAGAAAGAGATAATAGTAAAAGACAAAAATGTATAGATAATAATTGTACTCTATTTGAAATAAGGTACGACTATAATGAAAATGACTACAATGAAGTAGTGTTACAAATCAATAGTATTATAAAAAACTTTAAATTATTAAAAAATGAAGGTTAAGAAATTCCAGGTTGGTGGATCCGCACCAGCAGAACAAACTGCTCCAGCAGAAGGACAAGGAGCAAATCCGCAAGAACAACTTGCTCAGATGGCACAACAAATAGTTCAACAGCTTGGTCCAGAAGCCGCCAGTGCCCTCGCTCAGATGATTATGCAACTATTACAAGGAGCTGCACAAGAAGGACAGCAACCCGAAGGACAGCCAACCTATCAACGTCAAGGAGGTAAGTTAGTATTAATAGGCAGACGATAGCCTACCTTAAAAGGGAAGCAGGGAGATCTGTCTCCCTTTTATTGTTTAATTTAAAAATCGTAAAAACATGGCACTAGTCAAAAAATTAAAAGCGGGTGGATGAACTGAAGGAATACCTTCACAAGGACAAGGTTTTGCAGATTATCTAGCAAAACAATTAGATAGTACAAATTTTACTAGTAAAGGTGAGAGAGAAGCTAGAGACACCGCGGCTCAATTCTTAAAATTATCACAGCTAAGTAATTTTAATGATATATATGCTTATGATCCTGTGAAACACGAATATAGTATTGATAGTTCCAAGATAACTGATCCAGAGTTACAAAAAACAGAATGGGGCGGAAGTAGAGATGCAATCAATAAAAACTTATTCGGAGCTTATAATGGCAATCCTGATAAAAGTAATTATGGTGAAGAAAATTCTACAAGAAAAAAATATAATTCTTTAGTTGCATCAATATATAATGATTGGAAAACAGAGTCACAAAATACAAATCCTCAGGTAGCCATTCCAAGATATGCTTTAGATAAATCCTTTAGATCATTAGAAGATTACATGACTGGATCTGTATTTGGTAATAATGATGCTTCTCGTGATGCAACATTAAAATCATGGGGAACTGATGAGG